GTTAAGAACACTTGCGTTGCCGCATCAGTTCCTGAACGCAACAAACTGATTGTGATTTCTGCTTCAACATCAGTATACCCAGTTTTGCTGGCTATTACAGTTATACCCCGACGGAATACAGTTTCATTAATGCCACTGGCAATAGCACTGACACCAGTGATAGTAACTTCATTGTTTGCTTGAGTAAATTGTGGTGTAGCATATGAATACACACCGGAATTACTAAAACTAAATGTCCAACCTGAACTTACTACACCACCAATTACTACATGAGCACTGATTGAAACTGGGAATTGGTTTGTTGGGAAAGTGCCAATTGAAGTTGAAGCAAAACTGATTGCTTGATTGCTTAATGTCAAGAATGGTGTTTCACTTTCTTGACGAATCAATAATGGTGTAAAATCATCAAAGTAATCAATAGTGTCATCACCAATTAGTCTGGCTCTGAAACGCAAACCCTCTTGCCAGTATTGGCGACCCAATGTTGGAGCATTACGACTTGACACACTGGCGGGGTTGAAACTCAATGCCTGATAGTTGTTTAAGTTTGTGCTGGGTGTACCTGTTTGTTCAATTTCAGTTGAACCCAATACAATGAACCAACGCACTGGAGTTGTTGAAGCAATGTTGACTCTTGTTGCTGTGAGTGTAAGTGTACTTGGTGTATAATTTGTGTTGATGTCAGCAGTATTCTTTGGCAATGTAAAGCCAATTGGACCTGATATTTCAACACGACGAGCAACACCCTCAAGACCTTGTCGTTGTTTGACAATACTAAATGTCTTATCAAAGTTTACACCACCATAAGTTGCACGAGCCACTACCGAAGCAATATCAGCAGTGATGCCAGTGATGGTAATTCTACCTGGATAAGTTTCTACTGAACTTTGAATTGCCGCACCTGACACGCCACTACTTGATACAATACTGTATGTGATATCTGTGGTAATTGGGGCGGCACCTAATACCAACTTCAAATCTGAAGTAATAGCACTAAAGTCTGAACTAAGTGGGGTTCCTGAACTTGTGGTCGGCACACTGGCAACTTCATTTGTAAGATATGCAGTAATGCTGTCACTACCCTCACGCACACGGTTAATAGAAGTTGAGTCTGTGAATACGACTCCATCCAAATTAGTGGTAGCAGTGATTGTAGCAGTTCTAACACTTTCACTTGTGGTCAATAAATCACGGATCTCAGTAGCAGTCAATGTCAATGTTGTGCCGGTGCCAAGATTCACACTGGCTTGTCCTGCTCGTTGGCCAGTCCATGTAATAGTTGTGCCCGAGAAGTTCACTGTGTCAGCATAGTATGTGATACTGGCTGGTTGGTGTGTGGCAGTATTTGTCAAAGTACCATTCTTAGCAATGCTGATAATAGGACTTGTTGTTGACACTCTTAATAGTTGTGCCGAGTCACCATCAGCACCTGTGGCACCACGGCGTTGTTTCACTACTACAAAAGTCTTATAGATACTGGCACTACCTGACTTGGCGGCTTTAATGGTAACCGAAGCAAGGTCAGCACTGACCGTGGCCAATGTAATCTTGCCATAGTTAAGTCCAGTTGTGGTATTGATGTTGGCATCGCAACCTGTCTCACTGTCAACAGTAAGTGTGTACTGTTCTGTAACATTTACTGAGCCAGCATACACAAACATTTGGCTCACAATTGATGCCAAATCGCCTGACTGATAAGTGCCATCAACAGCAGCCGGTAATGCCGCAACTTCATTGCTTAGGAAACTTGTAATACCTGTGACACCATCAGCACCCTCACGCAATCTCACAATGGTTTGTTCATCAAAGTATGTGATACCAGCATAATCAATTTCAGCATGTACAATAACATAATCATGATTACCAAAATTGCTATTTGATAAACTGGCTGTGTTACCTGATGTGCTTAATGTAATAGGGTTATCATTGGGATCATGGGCACTCCATGTTACAGAGCCAGTTGGAATGTTGTTGAGTTGTGCAGTTAGCCCAATGGTGGCTGGCAAGTATGCAACAGCATTGGCATCACTTTCACCTTTGAGTCTTGTAAAATAGTTTGAACTTGTGATCAATCTCAGTGTGCGACTATTTGAACCTGGTGCACCTGCTCGCAATTGTGTTGCAAGAACTTTTGATGTACCAATGTCTGACAAGTCACCTGTTGAGTTCTTGTAACGAACTGTGACAGTAAGACTTTCTTGCAAATCATTTAAGTCATTGATGGTCCATACTACACGATCCAATGTTGTGTCATAAGTTGGAGCACTTAAATCTAAATTGGTATCGTTATATGTAATATTAGTAACACGCCATGTGTTGTTGGCCTGTGTTTCATCTGTAGTGGCCGCACTAAGATTTAATTTGGTTGTGCCTACACGCAATACCAATTCAACTGTTTGACCCGTTGTTGGGTTATTACCTGCTGAGTCTGTTGGAACAACCACTGTTGGTGGGCTCCATTCAAATGCTGTGGCCAATGCTTGTTCATTTAAGATAACACCTGGGCTCCATAACACACCACTTGATGCTGAACTCAATGGAGTTGTTAATGCTCCAATCTTGGCACGCACTTTGAAAAAGTATTCGCCTTGTGGCAAGCCTGTTACCAACAAGTCATGTGCGGTATCTGGTTGGAACACACCACCTGCGGGCTTTAGTGTATCATAATAAGTGTATGTGCCGCCAGCAGTTGTTGAACTAATAAAAAACTCTATAGTATCATAGATTCTATTAGTTGGAATAGTTGCACGAACAGCAAAACTTGGAATAGTAGCAACTGGGTTATACAAGTCATTTGGTATCAACGCAACATCTAATGCTTGTAGTTGACCACTACTGGCTCTGCGTGGAATGTCTGTGTTGGCAATGGGTTCAAATTGATCAATGCTTTCATCTGTGTACACATCTGGATTGTATTCTAAGGCACTAATCTCAACTTGGATCTCTGCTTGATCACTTTCAAGTTCACGCACACGAGTCACACGGAACAGTTTATTGCTCCAACCCAGTGGCGTATTGGTAATGCTGATAACATCACCTGAGTCAACTTGTAGTGCTGTGTAGTTGGCATGGAATATGGCAACAATGTCCTCACGAGCCTGTTTGAGTTCCAACAAGCCCACACGAGTTGCTTGAACTTTGTTGTCTACAAGTTCTAATGTAAGGTTAAGAGTATTTTCTGGTTCATTGACATTTAGTAATTCTGGACTGTCATCAAACAAACTAACACGCACAGTATGATTCTGTGCTTTGATTGCTGTTTCTGGATAAGTGATGGCCATGGCATTGTAGTTGCTGTCAAGACTGGTTGTGCTGACATTGATGCCGGATATAATGTTGCTGTCACTAAATTCAAATAAGTCTTGACCCTCAGCATAAGGACGATTTGGAACTACGATCCATTTGCCTATCTTGGGATTCCATGTGCTCCATGAACCTGATGCCAAATTGATCTTACGCACATTCTCTTTGATGTTGCCACCTGCAATCAAACCATTGATGGTGTATCGTGCTCCAGTGACATCAGCACCTTCCGTGTCACGATAAGTTACTGTTTCATCACTGACTGAATATAAACTTAATTCATTTGCATCATTGATACTGGAGTCTGAATCAACACGCCCAACTGGAATGCCAGCACCATAACGAGTGTTGGTCATAAAGTCATACCATACAGCACCTGGATTGCTGAGTGTGTTGGTCAGTTTGAATGTCATTTGTGGCATTGAAGTATAACCCAATGTGGCATTGAACTTTACTTTAACAATGGCCACATATAAACCACCATACTTGTTTTCAGTTGTAAGGCCGGGAACAATGCTTTCTGTTGTGCCAGTTGCGGCACCAAATATAGGTGTTGTGCGTTCACGATGCACCCAAACATCAATGTAACCTGCTGGGTTTGTATCTGTTGTGCCATCGGCATTTGTAGCACTTACTACTTCATGCTGACTACCACTAAAGTTAAGTTTCTGTTCGCCCATCCATACTTCATCTACACTGACACTTCCTGAGCCGGTGATTTCACACAAGGCATAGATGTAGTACATGGTTTGACTATCGTTACTAATGCGAGCATCAATAATCATACCTGGAACATAACTTGTTCCGTACAAGACTGGAATACGATTATCAGTGCTGGGTGTTACTGTAACCTTTGTTGAAGTTGCTGGTGGTAATGTTGTATCCAGTTCACTTGCTGTAATAACTGTTGCAC